ACACGTTACAAGAACGCGCATGACTCTCATAACGCTCTTCCCACTGTGGGTCGTCAGCCTCGATCGCCATAGACCATTTCTCTATACGCTTAATAGGATCTGGTACCAACACAGCACTATTACGCGAATCGTACAGAAGTACGAAATTCGACGCGTAATAAGGTGCGTCAGTCATGAACATCTTGGCCTGTAAATTAAACACTTCACCCAACACTTGCAAAGCTTTATCAGACCCCACAACGGTTTTTGCGCATATCAACGAATCATCTCCCTGAAACACAGCCCATACGACCTCCGAACCGCGATACGCATAGGTGACAGACAACACGTTTATAATCACGTTACCAAAAGCTGTTGCAGCGTCACCAGACTTACGCTGATAGTTAACATGAAAAGACATTCCCAAAGTAACAACTCTTACGGCACTTTTAACATGTCCATCAACCCATCTCTTTAAGAATTCGCCGTTTAAGCCCAACTGCGCGTAAACGTATTCTTCTAAAGCGAGGTCCAACTCAGCTTGAGACTTATCATACTTACTGAAGTCGTTATCCAAATATCGCAAAGTTTCTCCCCACGCGTGATTAGAATTTATGTGCTTGGCTACACCATCTACGTCCTTGAGTAGATTAACCATGTAACTAGGTTTCAACAAACTCAAAAATCGTATGACCAGTACCCGCATCATAGCACTTGCCATACTAGACAAAGCCTTCCGATGATACACAATCACTTGAGGACTCACCCTAGAAGACACGGGTTTGTCACTAACCGGCGGTTTGACATCTGACTTCAACATAGCCACATACTCATTCACCGGCATTTGTTCCAATGTCTCTCCCATCGTCTCCATATCACGCAGAACTGCCCTAACACTATCAGGCGTTGCCTGAGCTATCCACTGCTCATAAGCTTCTGTATCCAAAGTAACAGGATCAGACTGATACTCGGCCAACTTGGCACGAGCATTTGGCACGCAGGCTTCGCTCAAGAAAGTGTCAAAAACCTCAGGTATCATCTTAGAAAAATCTTGAGGTGAAGACAACAGCGGCGCTGAAAAATTTCGATCGGCCACTGACTGTAACATCTCCTGACCTGTCATCTGACGTTTAGGCACGTTGTAAGTCGACAACTTACTCATATAATAACGTCTCGGCTTCGGCATGTCACCCAACAACACAGGCGCACGCAAATAAGGCGCTGCCATGGTACGATCTTGATCATCCAAAGACAAACTAAAAGTGTCGTAGGCATACTGCCCGCCAGCAACACCAACGCAAGCTGCCTCGTGCGTGCGATTCATTGTACCCATATAATCAGGATCAACCTGATAATGTACGCCAACCGAATCGTCACTATCAACCGGTGCTGCT